CTGACGCCGGTCGAGTTGCAGCTGATGCTGCGCGAGGGGCGCGGCGTGCCGCCGATGGCGCGCGCGGGGCTGGAGGCGCTGCTGGCGGCCTTTCCCGACGACAAAGGAGATGTGAGCGATGGATGATCTCGACGCGGCAGGCGATCTGGAGGCGCAGATCGCGGCGCTCGATGCGGCGATGGGGCAGGCGGGCGCGATGGCCGCGGTCTTTGCCGGAGAGCTGGGCCGGGTGCGCGGCGGCTTTGCCGCAGCGGGGCAGGATGTGCAGAGCCTGGAACGCGGCCTGAGCCGGGGGCTGCGCGGCGCGCTGCGCGGCGCGGTGGTGGAAGGCGACAGTCTGAGCGAGAGCCTGCGGCGGCTGGCCACGAGCCTCGTCAACACCGCCTTCAACGATGCCGTGCGCCCGGTGACGGACCAGGTGGGGGGGCTTGTCTCGCAGGGGATCGGCGCGCTGGTGGGCGGGATCCTGCCCTTTGCCAAGGGCGGCAGCTTTGCCCAGGGTCGGGTGATGCCCTTTGCCAGCGGCGGCGTGGTCAGCGGGCCGGTGAGCTTTGCCATGCGCGGCGGGCGCACCGGGCTGATGGGCGAGGCGGGGCCGGAGGCGATCCTGCCGCTTGCGCGCGGGGCCGACGGACGGCTGGGGGTGCGCACGCAGGGCGGGGGCGGCGCGGTCAGCGTGGTGATGAACGTCACCACGCCCGATGTGGAGGGCTTTCGCCGCAGTCAGGGACAGATCGCGGCGCAACTTGGCCGCGTGATCGGGCGCGGCGCGCGCAATCGCTGAAGGGAAAGGGCAATGGGATTTCACGAGATACGCTTTCCGGCCAATCTCAGCTTCGGCTCGCTCGGCGGGCCGGAGCGGCTGACCGAGATCGTCACGCTGGCCAGCGGGCATGAGGAGCGCAACAGCCCGTGGGCACAGGCGCGCAGGCGCTATGACGCGGGCGTGGCGCTGCGCAGTCTCGAGGATATCGAGGCGCTGATCGCCTTTTTCGAGGCGCGGCAGGGGCAACTCTACGGATTTCGATGGAAGGACTGGAGCGATTTCAAATCGAGCCGCGCGGGCGCGGCACCCGCCTTTGACGATCAGCGCATCGGCACCGGCGACGATGCCCTCCGCGTCTTTCAACTGCTCAAGAGCTATCGCTCGGGCGCGCAGGTGGCCGAACGCCCTATCGTCAAGCCCGTGCAAGGGACGGTGCGCATCGGGCTGGGCGATGTCGAGATGCGCGAGGGCGTGCATTACGAGGTCGATGATACGACCGGCCTTGTCACCTTTGCCGAGCCGCCCCACATGGGCGTGCCGATTTCGGCGGGATACGAATTCGACGTGCCGGTGCGGTTCGACACCGACCGCATCCAGGTGAGCCTTGCCAGCTTTCAGGCGGGCGAGGTGCCCAATGTGCCGGTGGTGGAGATCCGGCTGTGACCGGGGCCGAAGCGCTGGCCGCGCATCTGGGGCGGGGCATCACAACGGTCTGCCGGTGCTGGGCGCTCAGGCGGCGCGACGGGGTGGTGAAGGGCTTTACCGATCACGACCGCGAGCTTGTCTTTGACGGGATCGCCTTTCGCCCCGGCACGGGGATGAGCGCGCGCGCGGTGGAGGAGAGCACCGGGCTGGCGGTCAACAATACGGAAGCATTCGGCGCGCTCTCGGACGAGGGCATCACCGAGGCGGAGATCGTGGCCGGGCGCTATGACGGCGCGGGCCTCCGGGCCTGGGTGGTCAACTGGCAGGATGTCGAGGAACGGCTGGAGATCTTCGCGGGCAGCCTCGGCGATATCCGCCGCGCGGGGGGCGCCTTCGAGGCGGAATTGCGCGGGCTCACGGATGCGCTCAACGTGCCCTTGGGGCGGGTCTATCAGAAGCGGTGCAGCGCGATCCTGGGCGATCGGGATTGCGGCTTCGACCTGAATACGCCGGGGTATGTTTCCGAACGACCGGCCGAGGGGATGGCCGAGAACCGCGTGTTCCGCTTTGCCGAGATGGGCGGCTTTGCCGAGGACTGGTTTCGGCACGGTGTGCTGCGGGTGCAATCGGGGGCTGCGGCGGGCCTCTCGGGGTTGATCAAACGCGACCGTATGGACGGGGCGGGCCGGGTGATCGAGCTGTGGCATCCGCTGGGAGCGCCGGTGGCAACGGGCGATGCGCTCCGCATCGAGGCAGGCTGCGACAAGGCGATGCAGACCTGCCAGTTCAAGTTCGACAACCTGCTCAATTTCCGGGGGTTTCCCGACATTCCCGGCGATGACTGGGTGATCACCGATCCCGCGAAATCGTCGCGCCTCGATGGCGGGAGCAGGCGGCGATGACCGCGACGCGCATCGTGGCCGCCGCGCGCGGCTGGATCGGCACGCCCTATCGGCATCAGGCGGCGTGCCGGGGCGCGGGCTGCGATTGCCTCGGGCTGATCCGGGGCGTCTGGCGCGAGGTGATCGGCCCGGAGCCCGAGGCCCCGCCCCCCTATTCGATGGACTGGTCCGAGCCCGCCCGCGAGGAGGCGCTCTGGGCCGCAGCGCTGCGGCATCTGGAGCCAAGGTCACGCGATGCAGAGGCGCCCGGCGACGTGATCCTGTTTCGCATGCGCGCGGGGGCTGTGGCCAAGCATCTGGGCATCGCCGCCGAGACGGGCGCGCGGGTCACATTCATTCACGCCTATTCGGGGCACGGGGTGGTCGAGAGCGCGCTCAGCCTGCCCTGGCGGCGGCGCATCGTCGCGCGTTTTGCCTTTCCTGAGGAGGGATAGACCATGGCAACCATTCTTCTGTCGGCCGCAGGCGCGGCCATCGGCGGCGCGGTCGGCGGCTCGGCGCTCGGCATCTCTTCGGTGGCGCTCGGGCGGTTCGCGGGCGCTCTGGTAGGGCGCTCGATCGACCAGCGGCTGCTGGGACAGGGCTCGGACGTGGTGGAGACGGGCCGCGTCAGCCGGTTGCGCCTGACTGGCGCGGGCGAGGGCGACGCGATCCCGCAGATCTACGGGCGGATGCGCGTCGGCGGCCAGATGATCTGGGCCAGCGAATTCCGCGAGAGCGTCACCGTCACGCGCGGGCAGGGCGGCGGCAAGGGCAGCCCCAAGCCGCCCACGCCCGACACGCGCGAGATCCGCTATTCGGTGAGCCTCGCGCTCGCGCTTTGCGAGGGCGAGATCAGCCGGGTGGCGCGGATCTGGGCCGATGGCACCGAGATTGCGCCTGCGAGCCTCAACATGCGGGTCTATCCGGGCAGCCGCGATCAACTGCCCGATCCGGTGATCGAGGCGGTGGAGGGGGCGGGCAATGTGCCCGCCTATCGCGGCACCGCTTATGTGGTGATCGAGGATATGGATCTCACGCAATTCGGCACGCGGGTGCCGCAATTCAGCTTCGAGGTGTGCCGACCGAGCCAGGCAGGGGGTGAGGGAGCCACGCTCGATCCGGTGCGCGCACTCCGGGGCGTAGCGCTCTTGCCCGGCACGGGGGAATATGCGCTGGCAACCACGCCGGTGACGATGGATTTCGGCCTCGGCTCCTCGGGGCTGGCCAATGTCACCACGGTCGCGGACCGCCCCGATTTCGTGGTGGCGCTCGAGGGCTTGCGCGCCGAGTTGCCACAGGTGCGCGCCACCTCGCTGATCGTCAGCTGGTTCGGCGACGACCTGCGCTGCGGGAGGTGCCGGATCCGCCCCCGCGTGGAGAAGCACACGTTCGAGGCGCGCAACATGCCCTGGACTGTGTCGAGCCTGCCGCGCGCGGGCGCGGGCGAGGTGCCGAAGGATGCCGCGGGCCGTGAAGTCTATGGCGGCACGCCCACCGATCAGGCGGTGGTGGAAGCGATCCTGTCGCTAAAAGCTGCCGCTCAGGACGTGCTCTATTACCCGTTCATCCTGATGGAGCAGATGGCGGGCAACGGCCTGCCCGATCCCTGGAGCGAGGGGCCCGATCAGCCGGTTCTGCCCTGGCGCGGGCGCATCACCACCTCCCGGGCACCGGGCCAGCCGGGAAGCCCCGACCGCACGGCAGTGGCCGAGGCCGAGGTGGCGGCGTTTTTCGGCTCGGCGCGTGCGGCGGATTTCACCGTAACGCCGGTCGAGGCCGTG